ACGGCAGTTACCGTAGTCGCACTCTCGTAAATCATCTGATTGAGAGATTCTACTACTGAATATTTATTAATAGAACTAGCCATCTTGTTTCTCCTTCTTATGCCTTACCGAGCTTGACTTTTCTCATGGGCATGTTGATTTAAGTTAGGTCTGGTGGTAATATCATCCTAGTGCCACCTACCTTTTCTCTTTTCCTAGCACCGTTTTTCTTAACGGATTCCAAAAAATTTCTTTGATGAACACTAGCTAAATTCATACTTACTGAAGATATGTTTGGGTCATTTGACTTTCCTGCTTTATCTTCATATAGCTTTGCTTTTACAAAGTCTATGATAGCAGGATGAAACACATTGTCTACATCTGGAATATCTGTAATAGCTGACACAGAATCTGGCTCAGCATAGTAATGTATAAGAACTCCATTTGTTACTGCTTCATCTATTGGTTTATACTGACCTTCAAGAGAATGAGTTGTACCAGATGTTTCTCCTCTTGTTGTTACTATAGCTAAATGATTGCCTTTTACAAAGTATGCAATCTTATGTTCTGGATGAGTATAAGTACTTGCCATCAGTCTATGTCCATCGTTAATATTTCACCATTTAATAACCTTGGTATCTTGACATACTCTCCACTAGAATCCATGAAGTCAACTCTAAATACTTTGTTGACATCAATACCAGAGTTAGCATCGCTTAATGTATACCATTGCTGGTCTGCTACTGTAGTTGTCTTTGCATACTCAACCTTAGTTGAATACTTTCCAAGGTCTACTAAACATTCGTTAATTAAATTTATAATATAAGTTTCAGGTGCGTCAGGAAAAACCTGTCTTACCCTACTAATAATCTTTTTTACATTTAGTCTATTTACTGCCATTACTCAGCCTCATTCCATACTGCAATAGTATCTTCCCAGTTATGTATATTAAAACTTTCCCAAAAACCAGACCTAAGCCAAGTAATAGAAGTTGGTAAAGTAACCAATGTTAAAGATGGTGAAGTATTTAACGACACCGCAGTAAAAGAAGGAGAAGAGTTTAATGTTACTACTGTCTTAGACATTACCCACCTCTCATAAGTTGTATGCCTTTATCATAATCAGCTTGCAACTTAGCTTGTTGCTGAAGATAATTTTGATAAGCTTGGGCATTGTTTGCTAAATTTTGTCCATAAGCTTGTACTTCTGAGTTTACTTGAGCACTATACTTATTTAATTCAGCTAAAAATTTTTGTACTAAATCATCGTTATTTTGAATAGTTGCTTGCAATGTATTAGCTTTGTTTTGCAATGCTAATGCTTGGTCTTGAGCCTTATTAAACTTAGCCACATCTGTAGCTTGAGCAGATTCTTGCTGTGCATCAGCCGCATCTATCTGAGCCTGTCTTAAAGCTACCTGTAAATCAGCATTTTTCTTAGCTAACTCTGCTTGAACATTTGCTTGGTACCTAACATTATCTTTATTAAATTCATTTAATTCGTTTTGAATGTCTAATGTATACTGTTGCAAAGAGTTTCCTTCAGTAGTAGACCAAGCTTGAAAAGCTGTGTTTACTTCAGACTGATACCTATTTAGCTTTTGAGTATAAACCTGAACATCTGTATTAACTTCAGCTTGGTACTCAGATACCTTTGCTTGGTATTCCTGTACTTCTTTTTGCAACAACAATGAAGCTTCTTGCTGTGAGTCTTGAGCATCTAATCTTGATTGCTCTATCTGTTTTTGTATATTAGCTTGATACTCAACATTTGCATCGTTAAAAACATTTAATTGGTTTTGCAAAGCAGACCTATAAGCATCTATATAAGAATTTAATTTTCCTAACTGCAACTGAGCAAGTTCTGTATCTTCATCTGTTTCAATCATGTCTCCTAAAACTTCCCACCAATCAGTAACATCTATTTGGTCAGCATCTGTCCCAGAACTACCTGCTGTAATAGTAGCTGTTATTTCTTCAGTTGCCCCACCTACAACAGGTGCTGTATAAACAGGAGCAGTACCAAAACTGGCTATCGTTATAGCTCCTATAGTTGGAGTTGTAAAACTTGCACTTCCTAATGTTGGTGGAGTACTAAGAGAAAATACACCCGGGTCAGAATCTCCAAATGGGTTTCCATCTTCACTAAGATTAAAAAAGTCTTCAAATGAAACTCTAGTAGTTAAAGTGGGTTTTGTATAAGTAGGGACATTTCCATCCATATCAGCTTTTGTTACAGATGATACTGTAATTGCACCAACAGCAGTAGCACTTGCATCTGCATTTGTAGCATCTGAATATGAAACAGTAGCTAAACTAGGTGCACTTGGTGCTGATGCAGATATACTTAAATCTGATTTGATTAAACTATTTAACTTATTACTTAATGCTTTTACAGAAGCATACAATGGCACTAAATATTCATATTCATCTGGAAAATTACTTATAGAAGAATCTCCAAAAGCTACTGTTGGGTTATTAACCTCTAAATATTTACAGCTACCTGAAGCAGGCAAAGCATTTAGTTTACCATTATAAACATAGTAAACAGGGTCTGTAGCTGTAGCCGCTATCATATCGTCACTATCTGACGCTCTACCTCTAAGCAATGCAGGAATCTCCCTACATGGCTGGTCTATAGTACCATCGTTTCTAGTAACTGATATAACAGAACTAGACTCTAAGGTTTCTGATTCACTACCAACCGCTGTACTTGTAAATGTATCTTCAGTTGCACAAAGAAACTTCAAAGACCTTGGCATTGCATTGATAACCTCAGCCGCACCATCGGTTAAAAACTGAGTTAACTCAGCTTGAGTAGGTGCACTACTACCATCTATTGATAAACTTGTTAATCCCTCTACTTGTGCTTCAAAAGTTGCCATTAATTAACGCCTGCCTGTCTTACTCTTTCTTTCCACACATTGTTTAACTTCTTTGTTTTTTCTTTCTTCATCTGGCCTATATGACTATCCATACTAACTTCAGAAAATTCTATGTCACTTCTCTTCCCAGCTTCACTCATCATATATAAGTTAGTTGTAAATATAGCTTCAGATGCTTTCTTACCACAAGCTCTGCAGTAGAACCATCTTTCAGGATTTGGAGTTTCACAATGTTTACAATTCATATTTAATATATGGGGGCATCCTAAGACACCCCCATACCTTTACTTTAATCTATTAAGATTCGTAAGTCCATGAAGATGCATCATCCATTTCTTTTATGTACCAGCCATCTGCTGTTCCATATTTTACAGAAATAACTGCACCTTTTTTAGCACCTGTGCAACCGATATATTTTCCATCAGTAGATGCGGCTTGACCACAACCACCTAAAAATTTATCACTAGCATTAGGGTCTAATCTTAGATACTCTGAGGAACCTAAGTCTATTCCAAGGACTATTTTATACTCAAGACCTGTAGCTACAGCAGGCAAGGTAACAACAATATCTGCGTTGTCAACTATATGAACCCCACCTACGTCTGCCGCATTATCTAATGTAACAGCACTACTGTGATATTCTACATGGTTTGCTTTTACAGCAATCCCCTCTAAGAAAGAACCGCTATTTTGTTCTAAGTAACTTGCTCTAGCCATAATTAAACTCCTTGTAAATGAATTAACATGTGACTTTCAGGAAGAGAAACTTCCAATCCAGCTTCAGTTAGAATCATATCTTTACGAAGGTCTTCATCAGCAGATTGAACATTAGTCATGATTTGAGTATCACGATTAACACCGTTACCGACCAATGGCCTGTAAGCTACGTTATCCATATCAACCATACACAAGAAACCAGAAGCGAATCCTCTAAATAGAGGCTCTTTAACTAAGTTCATTGTACCATGAATAGTTTCAATTTGAAGAACTGTATGACCAAAAGAACCTGTTGATTTTTCAATATTGTAACGAAGTTCGTTAGCAACAGACTGGTCAACAAAAGAAGTTGAACCAAGCTTATTAAAAAATGTAATTACAGGTAAACTAGCAAGAGCTAACTTTGAGTCAGAACCACCACGAGCAGGGTCATATACTACTTCAAAGTCAGATAGTATTCTATCATAAGTCAACTGAGATGTAGTAGCACTTCTAAAGTAAGGTGCTCCTGAACTATAAGATAAGTTATCTGTTCCTGTTACCGCAGTTCCATTAGCTAAGATATGGCCAGCAATACCTTCGGTATACTGAATACCTCCTGTACTTGCACGCTGACCAAATAACATAGCACGCTCAATATCTACTTTATGCTCACGAAGTTTAAGATTCCAAATTCTTTGGAACTCATCTGCGTATCCACGATAGCGAGTTGCTCTTGCTGTATTAGACATTTCACAAGCTGTTTTAAAGATTTGAGTAAACCCAAAATCATTATCCATTTCTTCAGAGAATACATCTGGTGCTCCAGTACCTTCTCCAAAGGATGTTCCAATAACGGTACATTTTGCGTTATTAACAGTTCCGCCTGCATCTGCTCCTGAAATTGTTTTTCCTGTAAAACTAGTATCAGATCCGTTGTCAACAGGAGCTGACTCTATTCTTACGATTACTGGGTCTGAAACACTAGAGTTTTCTTGACCAATAACAAAGACCATGCCTTTGATAAGCCAATCTACTGAAGCTCCACCTGAAGTGTCTACGTTATAAACTAATGAAGAACCAGCCGCAGGGATAGTTTCTTCACCTTTAAGTAAGAAAGAACGATCTGTCATAGAGATTTTGGTTCTATCTTCTAAAAATCGGAATTGAGGGTCATCCGTAGGAACTTTAGCTACCTTAGAGAGATACACGAAAAAAGGTGATTCATCTGGAGCCAACTCCGCTACACGGTCTGAGAAATTGAACAGTCTCCGAGTATGATAGCCTGAAGCGGCTGAACCCGGGTCGCCAACATTCACAATTCCTTGATTGTAAGTTGCCATTTAGGACTCCTTGTTATATTTGTTTTCTATTTGAAATGCTCATAACTCCCTTCCAAACATCCTCTAATTCATTAGGTTGTTCAGGAGCAGAACCTTGAACCACACCAGCCGTAGTTGGAATAGTCTTAGTCTTTTGAACAGCTTCTAAGTTTGGCGATACTTTTTCTTCTCCACCTTTATGCTTTCTGTACACATCAACCAACAAGTCCAAAGGAAGTTCTTCTCTTGGTGTCGTTGCAAACTGTATAAAATCATCAGCCATATTCGGGTCTGTAATGCCATGCTTACTAGCTAGGTCTTGCTTTAGGTTGTTAATTGCCATTTGTTGCTGAAACCCTGCCATCTGTTCTTGAACAGCTTGCTGAGCAACAGCCTTTTCTTGTTGCACCCTCATCTCATAAGAGGGAGAACCCGGCTTGTAATAAGCTTCCCAAGGGTCAAAAGAATCTTCTGTAACCTTTGGCTCTTCTTGTTTACTAGCCGTATTACCACTAAGTGTGTTTCTCATAGCCTCAACAACATCGGGTCTGTCTTGTAAAACTTTTCCCAACTGTTGATACTTACGAAGCTCCTCGACTTCGTTATTAAGCTTATCATAATCAGCAGATTTCTTGTCATACATTGATTGAAACTTCTTAGCCTCATCTACGACTTCTTCTCCTGCAGGTGCTGGAGCTTCTCCTCCTACCTGTTCTGGCTCAACAACTTGTTCTAAAACTTCGCCTTCCACGCCTTCTATTGTGGTATTTTCGTGCATAGTGTTATCCATTATATTCCTCGATTTCTTTTAGTTAGCATCACCTAATTAAAGATGTCTGTAAAAGCAGAACCGGGAATTGTTCCCACTACTTCTGTTTTCATTAGCTTACAGCCTGTGTTTCTGAATCAACAATTCTTTTTAGATTATCAACTTGAACCTTAGTTTTAAACTTGGTATCATTCTTGATTTCATTAAGCCTGCTCTTGAACTTCTCAGTTTCAGCCCTCTTTCTTGAATTAAGCGTTTCACGCTCTGCAGTCTGTAGGTCTCCACTAAGTTTCTTAACTTGGCTTTCGAGTTGTTTGATATAAGATTGCATCTGAGCCATTTGGCCCTTTCGCTGTAAGACACCTTCTTTGTCAAAGATTTCAGTTTTCTTTAAAACCTCGACATCATCTACCAGATTCATTCTAAACGCCTCAAGGTAAAGCTGATACTCAGCCATTCTATTTGAGGGTAGAGTTGAACCGGATATGATTCTCACATCATAATGCCCCACCGTGATGTTGTTTGTGATGGCATTAATTTCCTGACTTTTATCATCATACATATTTACCGTAAACTGAGTAATATCATTGTTTGGCTGTACGATTCTAAATGTCTTGGAGTAAGTATAATGACCCTTGGCTAGGTTGTATAAACTTTTACCTAACCTTGTCAAACTTCCTTCAATATCCCTTAATTTAGACTTGCCACGAGTCTCGCCCATTTCAGCAAGCATTGCAGTACCACGAACTGTCTCTGGAGCCGCTTCTCTAAAACCTTGCATCAGCTCCGGGATACCAAAACTTAAATCTATATAGTGCTCTATTCTGCTCATTAAATTATAAAACTCTCCTGACAATGATTGTGGGGCAGGGAAATGAGGTGCACCGAACTCAGGGTTATAAGGTATGACAGCATTAGGTCTAGCCCAATCCTGCTCCAACTGCCCCAAATCATCTACGCTCCCCTCTGGAACCATAAGCTTTAGTCCAGCAGAGGCTTGAGCGTGTGAGAGAGTGAGAGAGAAAAGCTTATTTAAAAGTCTTTGTGAATCTTTTACTTTTGATATATCTGACTTTGGATAAGGTGTACCTGTCCAAATATTAGGAACTGGTATAATCGGATATATGTCTGTATTCAATATCTGTTCGTACAAAAGGATGTTACCTGCAGTTGCACAAACTTTAATTCTTGTTTGAGTTACCTCTACTATCTCTATCATCTCAGCTTGCATTAGCAACTGAGCATTCTCTGATTCAATAAACTGATTATACTTATCAACATCTAGTATAACTTCTGAACCATCTTGTTTGTTAAATACCCTATAAAAAGGTACTTTTACTTTCATGAATCTTTCTAGTATTCTATACTTATTAACCCTGTTGTATTCTGATTCATATGTAACATCTGGAGTAAAAGATTGAGAAGAGTTTTTTCTTCCTGACTCAGGATAATCTTCTTCATCATAATATGTTTCTAGGTCTTGTAAAAAAGGCTCAACTTGTGGATACATATTTACAAGTTGGTCTTCAGTTAGGATGGTAGATAGTATAATACCAGATGCATCGTCTGCATAACGATGTCTTGAGGCAGGGTCTACATAAACTCTAAATGGGTCTACATAAGTATACTTAACTTCACCTCTTCCGTAATCAGCTTCAGGGTCAATATACGCATACAAGTAACCCATACCTGCAGTAGCATAATCATGAACAGCTTGCTTGAATTGAGTATCTCCATCTGATATATCCCATATATACTCAAGTATAGTTCTCCAAACATTAGATATTCTACTGTCTGAATCTTCTCTACCTACTGCACTATACTTAGGAGACCTAGAAGTCAACAATGATTTTAGTTTTTCTATTGCCGCATATACACGGTCAATAACAAAATCACCTTGACCAACTGCTCTTAACGCATCTGATTCTTCTTGTGAATAATGATTACCTAGAAAAAAGTCTACAGAGTCTCTAGCTTCTACATCCCATTCAGACCTAGCATCTCTCCACATTCTCCATAGCTGTCTGTTTACTTCCGACTTCTGTACTTCGTTCTTTTCTAACTCTCGTATACTAGAAATAGATACACCTACCTTTTTGGTGGTGAATATACAAAGATAAATATATACAATGCAAGAACTTTTTTATATTTTTTGTCCAGTTACCCAAGAGATAACTCTTTTGGTTGTTTTTGATACAGATTTAACTGTTTTGTTTTCTAAAAAATCCAATGCATCAAACTTCTTACTAACAGGAGGTCTAGCTTTATTTATAGCATACCATAAGCCATCAAGTATGTCATCGTTCTTTCCTTTTGGAAACTGAAACATTTCATCAACTAAACTATTGTGACTTCTTTTTATAAACATTTTTCTTCTATTTACTATTGGTGCTAGCAATGACTCTAACCTATCTTCTTTTTTTATACCGCTAGGAGGCCTAACACCTAATGCTATGCCCGGAGCAACCTTTCTTTCTTTACCAGATAAACTATTGACAGCATCTTTTATTATACCCTGAGCACCAACATGTTCTACATTAACTCTTTTTACAGGAGAAAACTCTCTAGCGTATTCTAGTATTTGTTCTGGCATATCATATAAAGGTATATGCTCTCTCATGTAATCAATGACATATATGTTTCTATCGCTATCTATACCTATTACCATAATAATCTGATAGTCACTAGACTCCGTAGCTTCATAAGCTAAGTCAACACCCATGTAAATATTTACAGGTACAGCATCTTTTGTGTTTACAAGGTATGCATATCCATCCCTGCTTTCAAACTCATGGTCGTAATACTGAAGTCTGTCTGTTTTAAACTTTGCATTTTCTAGGTCTCTAGCTTCATTTAAGTATTCTTGTGCAAACTTATGTGCTAAGCCTACATCTTCAAACCTTCTTCTTATATCTAAAAGCTTTTCTTTTGAAAAGTAACTAGGCCAAAGAACGGTACCATCTGTATCTATAGCCTTATGATACATAACATCCCATGCATATCCTCTCTTATCTCTCTGTGCTTCTATATATCCATCGTATATACTTTGCAAGAATGAATCATAGTGAACTATTGTACCAATTAACCATATTGAACCTTCATTACCTTTTGAGTTTTCAAGTGCAGGTTCTACTGTTGACATAACCCATTCTTTAATCTCTCTTCTTCTGTCTGGTGTTTTTGTATTTAACTCTGATTCAAAGTCATCCAATATAATCTTAGTATATCTTAATCCTAACTGAGAACGACCACGAAGTCTTTGAGATGTACCTTTTGCTATAACCCTATCACCTTTACTAGTTGTAAACTCTTTTTCAGTCCACTTACTTCCTTGTATGCTACCAAAGTAATAATTAAGTGCAGGGTTTGTTTCTATGTGGTTTTGTAAATATTTAATATGGTCAATAGCCTGAGACTGCTCCTCAGCAACCCAAGCAATAAATTCTTTCTTTCCCTCTGGATTAAAGTAAAGATGGTATAGTAATGCTGTCTTAGCTAATGTAGACTTACTGTGTCCCCTAGGAAGTATAATACAGTTTCTTTTCTTAGTCTCATCTAATAGTAAGTTATTTAATTCATAGTGATATGCGGCAGGAGTTGACTTCATAAAGTCATCTGGTAAGAACAACTGACCAAAGGATATAATATCTTTTCTTGCTAACTCAAGAACTCTCTCTTTGTCAGACACATTGTTTTTGTTTATGTTTACTTTCTTAGGTTTAGGCACTCTTCTGATAACCAATCTTGTTTAGGAACTTTTTCAAACACCTTAGTTCCTTGCATAAGAGCAGGGCCAATAGTATACATCCAAGCATCTATCACCTCATCTTTCTTATAAACCTTAACAATTCTTCTTTCATAAAGACCCGTGTCTATACTTTCATATATATCATAACCTGCTATGTCTGCTTTATCTACATCCATAACCTCAACAACCATACCTTTTGCATTCCTATCATGCAAAGCGGCAGGAAAATGCCTGTGTCCCGGAAAGACTAAAGAAAACCCATTGACACTATATGTGTCTCGTTTTCCATTTCTTAGTGTTCCGTATACTGCTAACTTATTCGTCTTCATCAAAGTCTTCTTTAAAGTTCCAATATTCTTGTAAATCATCAATTGGAAACATTTGGTGTTCATAAAACAACTCATATATCTCAGTTGCTATTAATTGAACATCCATATCGTTATCCAAGCTCCTATTAGAATTGTTGGCATGCTCTAAGACTTGAAGGCATATTTCGTATAGATTCAACTTTCTATTTCCTTTTTAGCTTCTGCAAGCTTTTGTGTGTTATTGCCACTTATTGCATCAAGCTGTTCACTTGAAAAACCTTGAAACAAAGTAACAGATTCAGACTTTTTCTCTGTATCTCTCATACCAGCTATAGCAACAAGTTCTTTCAATAAAGATACTTTATCACTATCCCTAGATGCTTCTGACTCAATAATGTCTTTCATCTTCTCAAGTATGTAAAGAGGCGTTATCTCAGCCTCATTCATTACCTTTTCTATTTCTTCTCGTATCAAACCTTGTATCCTTTTTGTACTCATAAGTAGACCTGCATTCTTTTTAGCATGCTTTCTGCTTTTAGCAGGGAATGCTTTCATAAATGCATCTACTGTATCTTCACCCTTTGCTACATACTTAGCAAATAAAAATTCTTTTCTTGTAGGCGACTTTCTTTCTTTAACTACTTCATAAGCTGTTTTATCTTGAGCACCGAAAGAATACATGTTCTTTCTCATTGCTCCTTTCATCTTTGTTGATTTGTTGCAAACAAAGGAACCTATAACAGTTCTAATGTAATCAACATACACGTTACCTCTTTTTAAAGAACCTCTTTTTAAAACCTGACATACTTGACCATCGTCACATAGTACCCATTCTTCTAACTTTGCAGTTCTCCAATCATGATGTAATACTTGTTTTGGATACCATTCTTGAAACTCAGTCTCATTATCAAATAGATAATAGTCTTTGTTCTTTATCTTTCTTATTTTCACTAAGCCTTGATAACTTTACCATCAACTGTGCTTACCCCATTTACTATCTGATGAACAGTTACATTGAAGTTTCTGTTCTTATGAAAGTCTACAATAGCAAATGCATGTTGCCAATTATGCTGTCTGTTGCCTAACCACTCGTTAGCTTCAGCTCTCATGTCTTTCAAGCACCCTATTGACCATGCTGACTTAACCCCGTCAATATGAGTAATGGATGATTGCTGTATATCATGATGATGTCCATACATAACATTACCGCCAAGGCGAAGCAAGTGGTTACGAGTATGATTAATCCCAGCGAAATGATGTCCGTGATAGAAATTGATTTTACCAATCTTAAGCATCTTGCCAATCTTGTGGTACTTGTATCCACGCTCAGCAAGTTTAAGTGCATTTTTAACAAGCATATCTCTAGCCAGATACGGATTCTCCTCAACAAATCTATTAAGCCAATCATCATGGTTCCCCTCACAGAAATGACGTTCTTTAGTTCCTGCCTTATCCAATGAAGCATCTATAATGTCCATACCTTTATTTACTTCTTTTATCTCTTCGTAAACAAAAGGTAACTGATATTCCAATGGAGGCCTTTTCTTTTTCTTCCATTGCCAATGGGACACAGACTCCCATTCACCCGTGTCCCCTAAATCAATATATATATCTGGCTTAACAAGCTCAATAGCCTTACACAATACTTTGATTGCTTTCTTGTCTTCATATGGAAAGTGCTTGTCGGGAGTAACTATAGCTCTTTTCACTTCATTACTCCCTTAAGCACCTTTACTAGGCATATGATAAATAATCCTTCCAAGAAAAACCATAGTTTTCCAGAAATCATTGCTAATGTTATTAATGCTACCTTCATTACTTATCTCCTCTCTTTTCCCATAATAAGTCCCCTACACCTAGTTGGAACAGTCCGTTAGCCAATGTATCAATATAATGCTCATCTTGCTCTGCAAAGCCAGCATTGGTAAGTATAGCATGTATTGTTTCATGTATCAATGTTTCTTTCTTTCTTGAAAGTGTTTGCTCTTTGTCAATGTTGATTACACATTCTTTCGTATTGTGCATACCTAGTACAATACCTCCCTCAACTTTCATCTCATCAACAAGTTTTACTTTGTAATGGTGTCCACCGATTATCATTTGCTCTCCAATAGTTTAGTTACTGTTATTTTGTCTTGCATTCCCGGTATAACAATCTTCTCAAAGTATTCGCATCCTTTTTCAACTGAACACTTCTGACCACTTAACTTTTCAGATAACCTAAATGATAAACCTTTCTCTGTCCTAGTAAAGACACAACCGACGCATTTGCCTGCATCCCAGTTTGCACAATGTGTTCTTGCTATGTTAAGTAATTTATTCATATACCGTGCCTGAATATATAAACATAAGTATAAATATGTCAAGAAATTAATTTATTTTAAAATAGTTCTTGCTTTTTGTGTACTTTGCTTAGTATATTATTAGGGACTTAAGCCCGGGAGTTACTTAGTTTACTTAGTAAAGAAAGAAAATATATTACTAACGTAATATTAAAAGAAAGAAAGTGGGAATATTGCTAACATCACTACTATTACTACCACAAGATGACTTAGACCTAGATAAGTTATTCAAACAAGCTAAGTGGGAAGAGATAGCAGATGTCTTAGATAAAGGATATGAAGTAGAGAAGGTAACGAAAGTAGCTGGAGTCAGGGGAAGTGAAGCAAAAGACGAGATATTAGATTATTTGTACTATTTAGTGGATACAAAAACAGGGGAAAAATCCATCAAAATGGACTAAGCCTAGTATATGTACCAGTTTTGTAAGAAAACGTCGTATACAGGCAAAATATCGCCAAATAACACTACTTTAACTCCTTACCTCTACAGAATTTTTACAATATATTTTGAAAACTCTTGCATTAGGTAACTTTTCATAAGTAAATTTAGGTAACAAAAGGGTTGAGAAAATGAAAACTACAATGGAAAAGGCCATGGATAACCATTGGCGAGAAGAATCAAGCTTCAAGAATATTAACGAAGCTATTAAACTAGCAAAAAACCTCAGTATTACAGACACTATAGACGCATCTAGTAAGGTACGCTACGATTTAGCAGAAATAGTAAGTAGACTACAAAATGCAGATGAGCTAGAAATACTAGATACACCGGAATATACAGGTAATACCTTTCCTTGTAGCTAAAATTAAAGGTAGATGGCTTAATAAAGTACAAGTGCCCAGCAGAGGAAGAATAAAGTACAAGAGAACACTTAAGATGACTGCAGGCTTATAAGCGTAGCATGGTTCTTACTACCTTAAACTCCCTATTCTTAAAAAATAGCACAAATTTGTGTGTGCCTCTTATTTGCGGCATAGTCCCCCCATCGTTACCGATTCGGTTTTTCGAATCTAGGTTCGATTTTTCGAATTAGTAGTTGAATATTAGACTGGCCAGTCGAAATTTAGAACGGCCTACAGGTGTAAATATACCCTATTTTTAGCAAAAATTCGATACCCCTAGAAGGCTCTAGAATGCCTCTAAAACGCTAGATTATTTTTTAGCGTACCATACCCTATTTAAAACGCTAAGTTCAACAATATCAACAGTTACAGGAATTGCCCCTGTAATAATCGAGGCACCTCGGCGAAATTAGGCCTATTATTAATAAAATAAACTATTAGGATATTAAATTTATTATGTGTATAATAGATCAAGGCCGACGGCCTGTTAATTGTTTTTTGAAAAATAGCTAAATAATACAAGGAGGTATTATGTCTCAAGTAGTAAATCCAACACCTAAGAAAAAACTATCTAATGTAGCTTTTAGAACGGCTCTTGTAGATAGTGGAGTTGATACCGATATTATCGAAACTCTAGTTGCGAACGCCGTAGCAAAGGGTACTGTCTCTAGTAGTTCTAGAGTAGGTAAACTAGGTTTTGCCCCCGAGTCTCTCAAGAGAAAAATCGAGGAACTAGAAGCCGAGTTCACTAGGTGTAAGGATGAATGGAACGCTAACTTACCTAGTGGTCAAACTGTTAGTAAGATTAGTATAAACTGCAATAAGTAGAACGGCTAAAGTAGAACGAGCCTAGTAGAACGCTAGGCTCTTCTGCTTAAACTTATGTCTAGACTTCGTATCTAGTAGATATTACTTAGTAGATGCGAATTTTATACATAACAAATAGTAGGTACAAAATGCGAGATGATATTATAGTAGATATGCAATCACCTACTCCACTCGATCTATATAGATATAAAAGTAGTGGCGTAGTAGATATTCGTATATCTAGACAAGGTACTAGCTATACTATCAAAGTAGATGATGATTCTTTAGATAGACCTATTCTACTAGAAGATGTTTCTATTAGTATGGTTCAAACATGGAACCTAATAGAAGTCTTCAGAGAGAAGGCGTATCAAGAGAACAAGGTAGTTAATGTCTATGATGAATATAGTAGAACTAGTTACAAGAGAATTACCCTAGCTACTACATTGAGTAGACTAGAGAAAGCAGAGGCACTAGAACGTCAAGCTAAGAGAATGGCTAGTACTCGTAGACGTATGGTAGTAGATAATACTTACCATAAGAGAAAGGGTAAGCTAGTAGACCCTAGACTTATTAGACCTATACTAAGAGAGGAGAAGACATGGTAGATAAACTCATAGAGAAGATAGAAGAAGTAGGAGAGGTTCTAGTTATACTAGCACCTATCTATTTATTATTACAACTACTAAGGATATGGTTGTAGATATGGATTATGATATAAAATTATATGGTAGACTAGATATTAGTAGATATATCAATAGATGGTATGTAGCCTATCTAAAACCAAAAGACTTTGGCAGTTATAGTAGATACAAACCTAATAGATTTAAAGGATGTATAGATACTTTAGTAAGAGGTGGGTCAATAGCTAGATGGAAAACTGATAGAGAGATGTCTAAGTTTAAAGAGCATAAAGGTAAAGTACAAATTAGATTAGGATAATAGATGCAAACATTTCTACCACACGAAGATTTCTCTATCTCTGCTAGTATGCTAGATGATAAAAGACTAGGTAAGCAGAGAGTAGAAGCATTACAGATATACAATGTATTAGTAGGTAATCTTACCAAGAAAGGTAAACCCTACAAAGGTTGGCTAAGACATCCTGCCGTTCTAATGTGGGATGGTCATGTAGAAGCGTTGTTACTCTACAAAAACAAGATGATAGAAGAGTGGATACTTAGAGGTTTCAATAATACAATGGAACTTGTAGGTCTGCCAGATTCTATAGAGATGCCCCCTTGGTTGGGCGATGATAGAGTACACGCTTCTCATAGAAGCAATCTACTACGAAAAGACTTAGAGTATTACTACTCTAGGTATAAATGGCAAGAGCCAATAGACATGGAGTACTATTGGCCTATCTAATAACTAACAAGGAGAATGTATGAAAGAGATACTGCACCATCTACTTGGTTCCTGTGGAGAAAGTCATGTCAGTCTACTGACTATACTTTCTAGTGGTGTTGTTATTATGTACAGAGATTATATAGTAGCAATACTCAAGGAGGCGAGAGATGTTTTCAACTATGTATTCAAATGATGTCTACTTACTAGATACAACTAATGCTAGATATACTAGTGCTAGTAGTTTCAAAGAGATAGATATTCTCTACGACTATGATGTCTATGCTAATGACAGACAGCTAGAGTCTTATCATTTTAAGACTATATCATCTAGAGTAGCTAAGATACTAGACGTAGCTAAGATAGAAGATTGGAATAACTCTAACTCTAAGTATGTACTAGGTGTTCTAATAGAAACTAAAAAAGGTAGTAATAGAATATTATGCAGAGCTACCGATCTATTATATTCAGATAGACGATTGTACAATCTAACATTTGAGTATAACGTAGTAGATGAAATAAACTATAAGTCAGTCTATTACAGCAATATTCTACATAGTAGATATGAAGATAGTCTAGATATGGTAGAATACCTATTACGCCCTGTTGGAACTAGAATTACTAGTGAGGTTAAACCTTTACATAAGAAGATACAAGATTTGACATTTGTAGATAATACTTATGTAAGTGAGCCTACTGTTAATAGATTCTATCTACAAGGTCAATGGCAACAAATATTATCTTTGGCTATTAGAAAAAATACTAGAAGTAACAGGCTCTACCATACCTGTACTAAGTGTAGCTACATAGTAAATGATACATATGTACACAATGAAGACAAGTACTGTCACACTTGCTACAATACTACAGTAGAAAAATGCGATGCTTGTCATACAGATTACAAGTTAACTGACTTAGTAGGTATATTTAGTGTAGAAGACAGAAACACTAGAAGCACATACCTAGACTTAGATATTACTAAGTGTTGCAAGTCTTGTTGGGACAGCCTAATTATATCTTGTGAGCATTGTAGACGCTCTGATGTAATAGACTTTGACCAGCTTAGAGACTTAGAACATCCTACTGATAGGAGACATCTACTAATAGACTTTGCTAGAAACCATGAAAACTATCATAATATTTTAGGTCGTAGGTATTGCACCTCTTGTTCCGATCTAAAGCTACAGTCTTATCTAGCTAGTCCTTTTAGACACAGAAGGTTACCTATGAAACTAGCAACTAAGAGTGAGTACAATAGATACATAGGTATAGAGAGTGAGGTTATAACTTGCTACGATGACTCTGAGGACTATGTAAATGCAGTAGGTGAGCCTAGCTACTTCGAGGTAATAGAAGATGGCTCTCTAAGTTCTGGAGGTGTAGAGTTTGTAACTCATAAGCCTATCATAGGTGATACAGTAGTAGAAGCACTAGACAGTTTAGAGCAGACACATAGAGAAGATGACAACTATACAGATGAGAGCTGTGGTATACATATACATATGAACGCACTAGACTTTAACTTTACAGAGATACAGTCTCTACTAATGATTATGTCTAGATTACAAGGTTATATCTATAGAGGATTACCTAGTAATAGAACAGATAACACATATTGTAAAGAGATACCTATGAGTCCTAGAAAAATATCTAGAATGAGAAGTCTAAGTCATCTAGTAAACGAATACTACAAAAGTGCTAATACTAACCTTACTGATAATAAGTACAATGATGCTAGGTACTTTGGTACTAATATACACGCTAGGTTCTACTTAGGTACAATAGAATTTAGATACCATGAGGGTAGTGTCTACTCTAGACCTATTAAAGAGTGGATACAATTTCTCAATAGAATTATGACAACGGCTACAAGATTACACAGAGACCCTGTGCTTTGTAGCAGAATTATTTCTGACAAAATACCAACTATGGATATACTAAAAGACATAACAGGTGTATTCGGAGCTGAGTATATAGACAGGAGAATAGATAACAACTAACAAAAGGAGAAAATAGTATGTGTGGAATCTTTGGATTCGCTAAGACTAGTGGTAGACAATCTGACAACCAGATGAGGATTCTTAGAGATGTATTCACCGAGCTAACAGATGAGTCTTCTATTCGTGGTACGGATAGTACAGGTTTTTCTATTATTGATTCAGATAATAGATATACCTACAAGACGCTTGTAGATTCATCTAGCTTGGTAGATATGCATGACTTTGATGCCAATGTTCTATCAAGAATAACAAGAGACACTACCATTGTAATGGGTCACGTTAGACTAGCTACACATGGTAAGGTCAAAGTAACTAATGCACATCCATTTACAGTAGGAGATGTAGTAGGTGTACACAATGGTGTCATCTACAACTACAATCAAGTAGCTAAGTCTATGGGTAAAGGTGTACCCGAAGTAGACTCGCAGGTATTGTTTCAGTCTCTTAATAGAAACAAGATGCATGAAGCCTTCGAGAATATAGAAGGTGACTTTGCTCTGACATGGGTAAAGGATAGTAATAGAAAGGTACACCTAGCTAGAGAGTCTGGTAGACCTATGGTAGTATCTTATTGGAAGAAGGCTAGGATATTGTTTTGGGCTTCTACTAGAGATATTATGAGAGACGCTATGCTTAGAGCTGGTCTAGTTCTACCAATCAAGAATGTACCCGAGGACTATATCTATACGTATGATGTAGATAGTTTTGATAGTAAGCCTAACAGAGAGCAAGTACAGTTTGAGACCTTGTCTCAATACGGCTACAAGACTTCTATGTACGGAGGTTGGTCTTGGAGAGATGAGTATACTAGAGGTGCAAGTCCTGCTACTATGGCTCTACCTGCTACCTGTGATAGTAGAAAAGAGATGTGTGAGTATTGCTATGAGTGGATAGATCAAGAAGAAATATGGACAGATGCAGATAACAAGAGAGTATGCTTTGACTGTGAGTACTTTGTAGATAAAGACACTTATAGTAATGAAGATAAGAGGGAGGTGAAAGATGACAGATCGTGGTTCTCATTCTAAGAAGAAGGTTATACTAGTAGGATTTCCTAACCCTATCAAGCTAAAGTCTAAGAAGTTTGTAATAGAGACTTTGTACAATAGAGCTAAGAAGAATCCTTTTCTAGTAGGCTCTTCTTATGAAGAGTATCTAGACTTTCTACTCAAGCAGATAGATGTGATGGGTTCTATTGATGCAAAGATAGACAGAGACTCTGATACATTAGAAGAAGATATATACGATACTCTTAAGAAGATGAATTGGCTAAAGGTGATAAATGCTTTTGTAGTTGGTATTATAGAAGCTACTAACATAGGAGTCTAGTATGCCAGTAGAAGAGAGAGAAAGAGCAGTAGAACCACCTGAACAAGTAGAGTGTTGTGATTGTAATGACTCTGTAGACAGAGCAGATACTATATTAGTTAATGGAGAGAGGTATTGCGACCCATGTCATAGTGACAATTTCTACTCATGTAATGGTTGTAGTGATAGCGTTCATAATGACGATGTTTACTTCGCATATCAAGACCCCTACTGTGAACATTGCTACTATGAATCTTTTGAGAACTGTTACGACTGTGAAGAGCCTGTAGATAGAGATGAGGTTATTTGGAGAAGTGACAATCCCTACTGTTCTGATTGTGCACCTAGCGACATACATGATATGCTATACAATTTAGAAGATAAAGAGCCACCTGCTTGTTCTAGAAAAGCAGAGTCCTTTGAGTTTCCTGTTCGTAGACTTGTAGGAGTAGAGGTAGAATGTCTAATTCCACATATAGACGCTTTGGATACACCTAGCTTTTGGACTAGTACAAATGATGGTTCTATTAACAGCGAAGAAGGATATGATGGTATAGAGATGGTAAGCTACCCTGCTAGTGGAGACCTACTACTAGAAAGTATAGATAATCTAATTGCATGGTCTAATGATATAGGTGCAGTAGTTAATAGAAGTTGCGGCCTACATGTACACTTCAACTCATTAGACCTAACTGCTAGACAGGTAGCTCATGTAGGACTAGTGTATAAGTACTTTGAAGAGATACTAAAAGGTATGATGCCTAACTCTAGGCAGAGTTCTAATTGGTGCAAGGACTTTCCTATTCCTAAAAATCAACTTAGATATATTACAGAAGAGAGCGAGTTGATAGAACTGTATTACGACTACATGGATTCTTACCCTAGTACAGATAAGTATAACGACGCTAGATACTGTGGTCTTAACATACATTCTAGATACTATCATGGTTCTCTAGAGTTTCGTCTACACTCTGGAACTATAAACAAAACCAAGATACTTAATTGGATACAGATACTAAATCGTATAATAGATATGGCTATAGACCTAGAGAGGTACACAGGAGATGAGTACGATAAGTGGATTAAGAAACCACCTATTACTCACATGGTAAGTACTTTTGGAGTAGAGCTATGTGATTATATTAACAAGAGAACTAGTAAGTTCAAAGGAGGAAGAGTAAATGAGTAGTACAAATCATAACGATAACTACAAAACAGTAATAGTAGAACTAGCAGTCTATGTAGACGAAGATAACTACTATCACAAAGGCTTAAACGCTGAAGGAATTGTAGAGAAAGAACTAAGTGCAGTTGAAAATGAGACAGGCATATACTTGGAAAGAATTATTTATGATGATAGCAAGAAAACTCTTGAATCATGCAAGGATACAAGCCTAAATTCGAGCCACGAAAAAGGAGAGAAATCATGCCATTGAGAGGGTTTGTAGATAGTAGTGGTGCTATCATTCCTATAACAGAAATCAAGAAAGGTCATGTAGATATATCTAGATTAGGAGTATCTCTTCCAACACTTCTACATATGTCACAGCAGAGACCTGCTGATAGAAAGCCATCTACTACTGAGTTGTTAAATGGTACTTGTCAATCTTATCTAGAAAGAACAGTTGATTACTCTATACTACCTGAAGATAATGCATTTGCACTAGCAGGTACTCTACATCATCTGAAACTAGAAGAGTCAGCAGGTCTACTAGATAGATTGAAGTCAGAGATAACTCTAGAGGCACATGGTATAACAGGTACAGTAGACTTATATGATTCGGAGACAAAGACACTTGTAGACTACAAGTTTTCTGGTTCGTATAAAATAGCAAAGTGTTTAGGGATAACACACTACTACACTAAGCATCCTACAGATGTGTATAAGAGAAGTGGTAGATGGGGTAAGGCAGGTACACCAAAGAGAGTTAAAGAGTTCTACAGAGATGAGAGTAAGGCAGACTTAGAAGATTGGGGATGGCAGTTAAACTTCTATAGATACTTGCTAGAAACAAATGGGTACGAAGTAGATCAGATGTTTATACAAGCAACAGTTAGAGATGCTGGATTACAGATAGCTAGAGAGCGTGGTATTACAGGTAAGATATACATGATAGAAGTTCCATATATAGACAATGAACATCTAATAGAAAGATATGTTGCAAAAAGGGAAGCTCTTCTGTCTGCATTAGAAAAGAAAGAGTTACCAGAGAAGTGTACAGATGAAGAAACATGGGGTGGTATGAAGTGTGAATCGTATTGTCCTGTAAGAGAAGTATGTCCATATAACCAAACAAAAGGAGAGTAGAGTGAAGTTACCTAAGAAGTGGACTATCAAAGAAGAGATTGATGGTACTACATGGTGGATTATTAGAGGTGGTGCATTTACCAATTCTATTACTGAGAAGTATCCACATAGATTCTTCGAGTCTAAAGAAGAAGCAGATGTGTACTCATCTAATCTAAATAGAAGACTAAATAAAAAGACAGAGGTTGTAAATGTAGACTCTGTATTTATTAAACCTTACTAGGAGGAGCATGAAAGAGATACTGACAAAGCTAGATAAGATTGAGTTTAGACTAGAGCATTTAGAATTTGCTTTAATGAACTTAATGTTTGTCGTAGCTAATCAAACAGAAGAACTACCTAAGTTCAAGGAAAGCTTGAAGAGAGCTGAGTCTATGTCTAAAAAAGACAGAGACTTACTTAGCTTAGTAGTTAATGAGGAAGGAGCAGACGCTTGAAAGCTGAAGAGTATAAGAAACTAAGAGACGAGTTTATAGAAGAGACTTTCAAGTTATCTGATGAAAAGAGAATAGAGTATACAGAAGGAAATCATATGGACAATGTTCTATGGAACTTTGAAAACATAGGAAGTCTTGTTAATCTAGAACCACTTAAGGTATTATCTGTTTACTACCAAAAGCATAACTCTAGTATTAACAATTTCTTCAAGGAAGGCAAGGAGTACTCTGAGCCTATAGAAGGAAGGATACAAGACATGATTAACTATCTGTTGTTAATGGTAGCTATGCTACGCAAATACAAAAAGAGAGGTGTAAATGAGTAATGAAATATTATTAGTAGATGATACTCCTAGTAATGGAGAGATTGTAACTAGTGATGCTTTCGATATAATAAGAAACCTACATGACAAAGTTTCTATGGAAGACACTCCTCGTTCTTTTATTAAGAATAGGCAGGGGGTTGATTATGTAGAAGTAGGGTACATGAAGAAGATGGCAGACAAGCACTATCCGGGTTGGTCTTGGACTATTATTAAAACAGAGACACTAGGTAGTGAAGCCTTTATGGTACATGGTAGATTGAAGTGGTTTGAAGGTGGTATATGGAGAGAAGGGGATATGACAGCGGCTCATAGAATAGCAAAGAAGAGAGGTAGTAATGAGTTTGTAGATGTAGGTAATGACATTAAATCGGCTAATACAGATTGTATTAAGAAGGCATTTAATATGTATCTAAACATAGCTGATGATGTCTATAGAAACAGAGTGCCAGATACTTCACTAAGTCAAGAAGAGATAGACTTTTTATATAAGCAGATGGAAGGACTTAATGAAGAATGGAAAGAGAAAATATCATTTTCAATAGAAGATGGTAGCATTGAGAAAGCTGATATAGACAAAGTAGTTGCTAAAATAAAACTAATAAAAAAGGAAACAAAAGGAAAAGATAATGAGTAATTCTGTAGATTCTGTACTAGGTGATGTCATGGGAGGAGAGTCCTTCTACGACCCATCTGAAGATAAACCAAATGTAATAGTACCTGAGGGAGATTTCTATGCCCATGTAAAGGACTATACAGTAAAAGAAGATGTTGTTATTAGAGGTAAGCACCTTGCAGATATATACAACTTAACATTCAAGTTAGCAGAAGAGAACTCTGACAAAGACTTTGGTGAACATAGTGGTAGTATATTTGTAGGTAAGACTATAAGGTCTAAGGGTTTCTTTAGATTCAAGAGTCCATCTAATAATAAACTACAACCTAACTCTGGTGGTAATAGAGAGTTCAAAGAGTTGTGTGAGTCTTTAGGTATCAAACCAGAAGAGAAGGAAGTAGATGGCAAGATTCTATATGCGTTGCCTGTACTTACTCCATCTAACTGTGAAGGGATGCCAGCTATTATAAAGATAAAGCATGAGAACTGGACTAATAGAGACGGAGAAGAGGTTACATCACCAAAGGCTGTAGGTGTATTTTCTTGGAGTAATGGTAAACAAGACCTATCTGACTTGCCATTCTAAATGAAAATAACTAACAGCGAATACGATACAATCATTAGGGCACTAGATTGTTACTCTGACTATGCACAAGAAGCAGATACTTTGAAGAATAAGCTAGTAAAAGAATATGATAGATTAGCAGAAAAGAATATGGCAGAAGGTATGACAGCAGATGAGGAGGAACTATACCCTAGTAGACTACATACAGAGTACGGAGGTATACCTAATGACAATCAAAAAGTGGAATGAGATAGAATATGCTTTCACTAAAAAGTTCGGATGGTATGATGGTATACGACATCTTCTAGATGTGGGTAAAGAAGTATATAAAGACAGAAGTATATACGAACTTAGCGAAAGAGAAGACTATCTATTAATAAAGAAACTCAGAGCCAAATACGATAAGGAGGTATCATGGCAAGAAAACGAAAGTCACAAGTAGCAAAAGTAAGAGATTTCCTAACAACAGGAAAGAAACTTACTAGTAGAACAGCAATCACTAGGTTTGGTGTGTATAGATTAGCGTCTATTATACATCGGTTAAGGACTGTGTTTGGTATGAACATAGTTACAGATAACACTAAGGGTTATGCTACTTACTTTGTTTCTACTAAGTAACAATACAACAGGTCAGGGGTGTACCTTAAACACCCCAAAGATTTTTATTAACGGTCGAAGGTTTAGGTGTACCTTGAAGAATACTTGTTTATATTCTCCTTTGGTATCTTCTAAAACACCTAAGGATTAGATATGCCAACACCATTTATGTGTCACGGTTGCGATAAACCGACAATGAATAAAAGCGGAGTCTGTGATGACTGTGCTGAGAAAAAAAAGAAAAGGAGTAGTAGATGAGATACTATTGGGAAGCACTTTTTAGTGTAGAATACTTTCCGTATTGGGAGTTTTCTATGTTGATGATGCTAGTATTGGTTCTTAGTGTTCTATGGAGAATCAATAGAATAGAGAGTAAACTAGACGATCTAGTTGACCATATAGTTGAAGAACTAGTCGAAGACTAAACATAAGGATTAGCAAAGGGAGAGTGCATAATACATAAACAATAAGTGGTAGTTATTGAATGACAATGTATGTTGTAATAGGTTGGCCCCGTTCTCCCTTTTGCTATAATAGATATGAAAAGAAAAAAGAACATAACAAAGAAAGACATGATAGATATGATACGTCAAGCAACTACTATGTCTTTAGCAAACAAGAAAACACTAGATATGCTTGGAGAATTTCTATATAATTACTTAGATATGAAAGGAGATACAGACAAGTATACTAAATTTATGGAGGATAAAATAGATGGACTTCTTAAACAAAGTAGCCAAGGGGATGGAGAAGTTTCTAGAGAGTCCCTTCAAGAAGAAGAGGAGTAGAAACAATGCCGTCAAAAAGCAAAGCAAAAGGAAACAGGTTCGAAAGAGAGTGCGTAAAAATAGCTAAGGAATACGGACTAGAATCTAAGAGAGCTTGGGGGTCTGATGGTAGGTCATTAGGACTAGACCCCGAAGTAGATATGACAATCGAAGAATATACCGTTCAATGTAAAGTAAGAAAAAGGATAGCATCATGGCTGAAACCTTCGGAGGAAATGGGGGATTTACACCTTCAATTAGTAAAGGAATCAAGAGGACAAATATACGCTATAGTGTCAATGACAAGAATGATGGAACTAGTATCAGAAGTCAAGACACTACGTCAGCTTATAGAGCAAAAACAATAGCAAAGATACAATCACTAGAATATTACTTAGGTACTGATTGGATAGATTGGGACTGCACAAAGATAGAGATTACAGATAAAAGCAAGGTAGGAGGAAAGTCTAGTGTAAATAGTGCAGTACTAAAGTGCTCTGAATGTGATAGGGTTTATCAAACTAAAACACTAGGACTTAATGACAAGTCTATAGGAAATACTATTATAAAGCATAGCTTATTTCATAACGTGCCTTTGTATAGAGGAGAGTGCGGCTTGGAAGATTGTAATGCCTAAGTGCCCTCTATGTGATAGTAATATAACAGCTAAGAAAGCTGGTATTAGGTTGAAGTCTCTTAGATTATCTAGACCTAGTAAGGTTTTAAATCTAATAGATGACCAGATAAAGAAGATGTCTAGGTATTGGGAGATAGATGAGGTACTTGAGGCTAGCTTTTTAGCAGACATAGATGGTGTTAACAACAATGTAATAATAGAATCAATTAAAAGATTCGACAGTAGAGGTAGCTTACAAAAAGGTTACGGTCTTAAGTACTTAGCAGGTATGATAAAGAACGAGAGTAAGAGAATAGCTATTAGAGAAGAGTATGAGAGAAAGAACTTGGATAGGCTACCTCCAAAACTAAAGGATATGAATGAAAAGTGTTGAATTAGAACAAGCATTTTTAGGATGCATTATAACTGATAGTTCTTATATAGATTCTGTCAAGCAGTATATAACAGATAAAGAGTTCTTCTATTCTAGCTTTAATCAGAAAGTATGGACTGCTATAGACAGGCTATACTCTAAAAACAAAGAGATAGATATGATAACCATATGTGAAGAGGTAGGTGGTAAGGTTGATGGCTATAGTTCTAGTTACGAGATAGCAGGGTTCTTAGATAAGGTTGTATCTCCATCTAGCTGTGTAGAATATGCAAAGAGACTACATTCTTATTATCTAAGAAGAGTTCTGTATCATCAGATGACAGATATATCAAAGGGTTTAGGTGACGCCTCTCTTGAGACTTCTAATCTATTAGAAGAGGCACATACTACCATAGGTAATATAATCAAGCTACAGCCTAGCAAGACTTTTGACATACATTCTTTGCTAGAAGATACAAAGGACTCTATATATAACTCTACTACTCAGATACAAACAGGTATAGGTACATTAGATAGAGTGATAACAGGTATGACTAGAGGAGAGATAACTATTATAGCAGGTAGACCCGGTAATGCAAAGACTACAGTATCAGCTAACATAGCTAGGAACTTAGTACACCAAGGACTTAAGGTTGCTATGTTTAACAGAGAGATGCCTAATACGGAGATGATGAAGAAGTTTATAGCTATGGAGTCTAAGTCATTGCAATACAGAAACTTACGTAATAATATAGATATAGATAGAGATGAGTTATCTGAGGTATCAGATGTAATATCAGATGTTTATAGTGATAAGTTATTTATGTTTGACGATGTAAGAGATATAGAGAATACATTTCGTGAGATAAAAGCTATTAGTCCAGATGTAGTTATAGATGACCATATAGGTTTGATAGAACACCCTGCAAATGACAGAAGAGATTTACGATTAAAGATAGGGGATGTTAGCCGTAGTTATAAGTGGTTAGCTAAGGCACAGGATATGTCTGTTATACTAGTGTCACAGATGAATAGAAATATGGAGCATAGAACTGATAGAATACCTAGGCTATCTGACCTAGCTGAGTCTGGTAACTTAGAGCAAGATGCAGAGATAGTTGTATTCTCTCACTATCCTTGGGTATCTAGATATGGAGATGATGGTAACAGCGATTGTTTCTTAGAGCTTATAGTAGCTAAGAATAGATATGGTAGCACCAACTCTTGCGAGGTTGGGTATCATGGTAATAGTTGCTTGGTTACTAATACAGAAGCTGAGGCAGTATCATTAGCAAGAGAAAGAGGAGATGACGTAAACGGTACACCTAAGCCTTTTTAAATCTCTCTTCTCTTCTTCCACTTCTGCATCTTTCTTTTCATAATTGCTTTGTTATCTATATCTGTTATGTTAATTTTGTAATTAGGGTATGCAATATTAAAGTTTCTTACATCCTTTATTACTTCAGCATAAGCTTCTTTACTCTCTGCCTTTATTAGCTTATCTAACATAGCAGATTTTTTTCTTCCTCTTAAAAAAGTCAACCTATCTTTTCTCATACCTTTTGTTTCTATAGGTATATCAATAAGAGTTGTTTGACCTATGCCAATATCCTTTCTCTTAGCAAGGTCTTTAAGAAGAGGACTACCTGTAAGCTTAAGAACCCTAGCAGGTACTCTTTTTATAAAATCACCTTGGTAGTTTTGATAGTCTCTTTCTAATGCAGGTATAAAAGAATTTAAAAACATATCTATATCAGACATAAATGCAGGTGTAGCTAAGAACTTTAGTGCTTGTGAATAAGTTCTGCCTTCTTCTAAAGCGGCTGACATAAAGTCCCCTAAGAAACCAAACGCTCCTACAGCGGCTATGTTCTCTATTATTTCCTTACCATCCTTTGCTAAGAACTCACTAGGGTCGTAGGGTTGTTCTCCAGATACTAGATACTTCATGTACTCTTTTGCTTTTAAACCTATTGCACCTGTAGCAAATCCTGCTCCTGCCAATCTAAGCATAGGCAAGACATTGTAGTTAACAGCATCATGAGTTAAGGTATCTTTAATAAAATTATACTGCCTATATCCAAAAGACTTAAATTGTAGAAACGGTTTCCAAGTAGGTCTATTTAAAACCAATGGGTCTGACAATATATTTTTCTGTAGCTGTGTATCTATTGCAAACTTACTTAATGCATTTAACATAGAAGACTCAGATACCTTACCATTTCTTATTTCTTTTGGGTCTATACCCATCTTAAGTAAAGTTGATTTTGCCCACTTCTTAGAACCTAACTGTCCGGGATTAAATATATTTCTATTACCAGACACAACTGCTACTAAGTCATCTACAAAAACTCTAGCTGTTGATGCGGCTAGTATATTGTTAATAGAGTTAATTCTGTTAAACTGAGATTTATCAGTAATCTTATGAACTAGCTTTCTAGACAAAGAATCTTTTGGAGATATTTCAGTTAACTCATCTATGTATTTGTACAAGTCAGCTCCAGAAGCTTTGACCTGTGCTCTAAATTTTTTATCTGTTACATAATTATAAGCACCCCTAGCAAATCTCCAATACCCAGCAGATAGAGCAGAAGATATAGTAAACTGAGACAGGTTCATAGCTGATGCTGTACCTAATCCAATCTTAGTAGCTGTTTCAAACTCCATAGCTTTGTTTAAAAAGTTTTTTACAGAAGGGTTAAAGTTGTAGTCTCTTGCATAGGCTATATCTCCAAGTATATGTCTATGCAATTCCTTCATTATCTCTTCGTCACCTCGACTTGCATTACGAAACAAAGCACCTGAAACTTCACCCTTTTTCCCAAAGTGCTTGACTTCTGCTATACGCCTAGAAAGGTTCATAGAATATATACCTAATAATTTTTTAGAATTTCTTTCATAGAAATCATTAGGAAGTTTTAGCTTTCTTTTTCTTTCTATGTTACCATCTATTCTAAATAATTGACCAGATGTTTCTCTAGCTAGTTGACTTAAAGCGTTAAAGTAAGGAAGAGTACCACCTTCTTCTATGATACTTAACATTCCTCTTCTAGTGTTTTCGCTTTCAAATTTAGCCATAGAAGCTTTTGCTATTCTATTTAAAAACCTAGCTTCACTTTTGTGTTTACTAGCCCAAGCTTCTGGGTTATTTTTTGCTTCTAAAATCATATCAACTACTTGTTGGTAAGTAGTCATTCTATCTCTTACAACTTTATCTTTGGATTCTTTTGCTCCTTTAAAAGCTATATTAGCTAGATTTGATATGTCAGAAAATATAGCCTCAGCAACTTCTTCTTTTAGTATTCTAGGTATATACCTGTCAAAGTATCCACTTGCATCAATACCAGATTGTTTAGCTGTGTTAAATAAATAGTCTGTAATTTCTTTATAATTAATAACATCTTGTAGCTCAACATCATTTTCTACTGCATCACTTAACAAAGTCCAATAATTTTTTGAAGCTTCTGATTTAGATACACCTAGCTTACTAGCTAGTGCTGATACCTGTGCTCTTGTAGGCTTGTCATTTAAGAAACCAGCTTTCTGCATAAGGTCATGGCTTTCTGCTGTAAGCCTTCTGTAACTAGTTAGGTATTCATCTGCTAGTCCTATGTATGCTCTTCTAACAGGGTCTACACTTCCTTGATTCTTAGCAGGTCTAACAATATCAAATAGCTTGTTTACTTTTTCTGGTAAAAGTTTATCCATAAACATACTAACTCTTGGCTTAATAACTCTTATACCATTTTTTTCTAAGTTATCTAAGGCTTGTTTAGCATACAATTCTAGTTTTAAATTATCTAAATGCTTGTTCTTAGACTCATTACTTAAGCTACTTAAATTTATAGGTTTTTTCTGGTCAGTTTTTTCTATAAACTTAGCTCTATTAGTTTGCTTTACTTTTTTCTTATGCTTTAAAGTCTTTTCTAGTTTTCTTATGTCAGTATCTAAAGATATACTTCTTTGCTTAGGAGACATATTAGTTCTATCTGTTGGACTAAAATTGTTAAAAAACCATTTTCTGTTGTAAGACTTAGTTGTTCCATCATTAGATTTAAATTGTATTTTATCTTTACCTTCAGTAACGATAACACCTCTTTGCTTATCTCCTCTACCCCATTCTTGTGTTAGTTTTTCTGTGCCTAATCTTTGAGAGGCAGTAAGCTCAGCCCTAGCTCTATAGATTTCTTCTCTTCCTTGAGCACCTTTAGGTATTGCTTCGTATCTAAACTCAGGCATTCTAGCTTCATCTGCAAATCTTTTAATCTCTCCGTACCCTTTACTAGCTACTTTACCTATACCTTTCATACCCACTACCATTCCACCTGCATGTAGAAAGTCTTGAGGAGTTGGTGCTCTACCTTCTAATACAGGAGCACCTATCCCAACCTCAGCAACTTCAGCCGCAGTTCTAGTTAGTAAACTAGCTCCTGCTTGTGTTAGATATGCATTAGTTGCCCCTGTCATACCACCTAACAATGCACCTTTGGCACCTGCTTTAACAGCTTTGCCTATATCTATTGTACCATCTGTTATCCCTTGCTGTAAAGCATCACTTGCTCCAGAGTATATACCTAAAGCACCTGCACCTGCACCTGCCTTAGTTGTAAATTCTACTGCTTTATTAGCTGATTGAGCCGCAACTTTTCTATTGGCTCCATTTTGTACTAGTTTTTTAAATACATATTTCTTTACAACCTCTTTACCTACTGTCTTTCCAAGTAGTCCACCTACTCCTCCAGTACCAACAGTAGTAGCAAAATCTAAAGGAGCAAAGAAAGAAGATACGAAAGCACCTAAGTCTCCAATAATTCCGGGTTCATAACCAGACAAGTCAAACCTTTTGTTGCCTGTAGACATCTCGTAAGCCATACCTTGCAATGATTTATTGTAACCATCTTTAATAAAGTTAGGCATAGAGTCCCATAGATTAGTGTCTTGTTGAGTTGCAGGTTTATACTCTGTATCTTCTGAACTTAACTTATATTGTGGATATTGTTTTACTATATAGTTATAAGCTCCATCTGTGCTCATAGAATTTAAGAATGGTGCTTTTGAAGAAAAGGCACTTACCAAATCTTGCTTTGACATATTTGGATTGAATTTAGCCATTATATATTGTATTCCATATTGCTAAGTATTAAACCTTTAAGTTCGTTTACAGGTATCTTTGTCCTCTTAGATAGTAAATCATAGAACCTTTGATTAAAGAAGTTATCTCTAAAGTCTCCAGATTCTAGTAGGTAAGGCTGAAGAAGGTCTATCATTTTTTTCTGTTCACTAGCTATTCTTCTTGCTAGTATACCTTTCTTATTTGTTTCTTTTTCAGAATCAGTAGCACGATAAGTTTTCTTTGCAGAGTCTAATTTTTTTAAACTATTAGAAATCCTTGAAGATAGCTGTTGAACATTTATGCTATCACCTTTATCTTCTCCTTGTCTTATTTTAATTAAACCAGAAGGAGATATAGGAGCATAGTTAACCCTTATTTTAGGTGTTCCGGGTCTTGAGGGAACAGTTGGTAAGTTAGACAAATCCTCCTGTCCAAACATCTCAAGTATCTCTCCTACATCTGCAGGAACATCTCCTGCCATTTCAGCACCTGCACTAGGAGGTGTTGTGTCTGGCCTTAATGTTTTAGCTTCAGCTTGTGCCATTCCCTCACCAGCTCTTTGTAAAAAAGCAGGAGGAACAGCAGAGCTTTCATCTAATTCTTCAGAGGTTGGGTCGTACCTATCTATATCTCTACCACTTAATAAAGATACATTCTCTACATTATCTCCACTAGCATTATTAACTGCTGTATCAACAGCGTCTTCAACTATCGTATCTGTTGCTTCATCTTCAGAGCTAAATGCTATATCATAATCATCATCTCTAAAAGGAACAGGCGTAGTTGACATTTGTTGAACTAGGCTTAGTGTTGGAAATGCACTAGCTAAAAAATCCGCACTACCATCTTGAGTGCTACCTTCTTGAAATACATCTGGCACAAAACCTTGCTGTTCTATTCGACCATCTTGGCTTCTCTGTCCTCTTCCTACAATCTGAGCGGCTTGAAGTTCAAATTTAGCTATATCAGCATCATATTTCTCTAAGTCTTTTTTTGCTTGATTATAACTCTCAGCCTCTTTTTTAGCATCCATCATGAAAAATTTTTCTTGTAAATCATTTCTTTTTTTCTCTATTCTTCCTATTGTATTCACAAAATATGTTAATGCTCTTGCATCAGACGGAGTAATGTCTGGCTTGTCTTTTATATAAGAATCATTAAGAAAACCTCTGTAAGCTTGGTCATCACTTATAAATCTTCTAGCATCAGATATGTCCATTATGTTATTTGGATTCCTACTATTGTACCTGTCCATAAACTCAGTAGCATTTTGCTCCTGCCTTGCTCCAAATTCTTTTCTACTTTGAAGATATGGTTTTAACCTAGCCTTAACTTTTTCATCTGAAACATTTGCTAGAACAGATTCTACATTCATATCAGCAAGTGACTTTGAATCAGAATAAGAGAGTGCTAGCACTTGATCTATCTCACCCTTAGCTATATTATAGTTATCTCTAAAAGTGTCTTGTTCAAATTTATTTTTTTCTAAATTAAATTTACCTTCAGCCAAATTATTCTGAAACCTTTGCTGTCTAACTGAATCTCTATAACGCAAATCACTTTCTTCTTGTTGCCTTCTAGACAACTCTAGTCTAGCATCTGCTCTTTCTGATTCTCTTTTTCTTAGCTGATATTCAGGACTAGCATACTTTGATATTTCTTCTAAGAAAGTATCTAAACCTGTAGGTGCTTGTTGTAATATTACTCTTGCCATTATTTAATCCTTATGTTTATTATCAAGGGCCAAAAGGGTCTCCTTGGTTAGGGTCATCTCCACCTAAGGGGTCTCCAAAATTTGGGTCTGAGCCTTCTTGACCTTGAACCAGCTCCCACATATTACCATTCCAGCTATAGTTTAAACCATCTGGGCCTTTAACTGTCTGCCCAACTGATTGGCCAGCGTAATTAGGGCTTCCTTGAGGCCCGTAATTAAGAGGGTTAGGGTCAACTGGTTGCGGAGTTCCATAAGGATTATCTTCTGTAAAATCCATTAGGTTTTCTTCAGCATCTGCTAAGTATCTTAAAGCATCTTCTTGTTCACGCCTTAGTGTATCTGTTAAAGATTGCTCAGTTCTAGTTTCATAATCTCTTATTATTCCTCTACTAGCTAAACTATCTCCTTTAAATAAAGAACCAGCAGTCTGTTGTTGTAATTTCATTAATTGATTTCTAGCATCAGCTCCGAATCTATCTCTATCTTCTAAAAACTCACTTACATCTGGAGTCCCATATAACCTTTCAAACTCTGCTCTTTTTTCATCATCCCCTATAAATTTACCAAATTGCTGTTGATAATCTTGTGCACTCATGCTACCATAACCACCATTTTGAAAACTCTGTGCTCCTTTCATATTACTAGAATCTGCTCTATCTCTATAATAACTATTTGCTACTTGCATTAGAGCATTTAAAGCATCTTCATTGCTCATTATCATCCCAGCTTCTTGTGCATCAGACAAAGCTTGCTTTCTATTCTTTGCATTTCTAATCTGCATTAGTGGAGCCATATCTTCAAAACCAGATAAAGCTTTTGCTAGTTCATCTACAACTCCTATGCTGTAGTTACTATCGTCTTTACTCATGATAGGTTTAATTCCACCTTTGTTCATCATAGCAGATTGTCTAGTCATATCAGTATTTCTTTGCACATTTAGAGTATTTAGTGCCAACAACTCATCTATTGCAGAGTGACCATGTTGACCTTGTGGTACTAATCCACCTCCCATATACCCTAATCTATCTGCATTATTTATCATGTCCATTGTATTCTTTCCTAGTTTATCTACAGCCTCTTTACGAACAACATACTCTCCGCTTTTAAGCATAACTGGGCCTATATTATCTGATTGTGCCATTATACTATTCTCCTTTTAAAAGGCATCATGTCTATCAATCCTCTTCCCATAGTCATTCCACCACCCATATATCCATACTTCTTTTTCTTCTTAGCCATGCCACCATACATGTACATATCCATCATACCACCTCCCATATAGTCATCCATCATTCCACCTTTCATCATGTAACCCATACGATTTCTAACTGCCTCAGGTAGCTTTGCTAAACCTCTGTTGCCTTCAGGTACTTGTTTTAGCTGACCGCCTTTAGCATACTTAGGCATCATGCCTCCTGCCATTAAACCAGCTAAGTCCATACTTTGATTAGGCATTCCATAGCCTAGCATGTCCTCCATAAAATATTGTCTTGCAGAATCTGGAGTGTTTGTTGAGTACCCTAAATTTCCTAATATTTCATTTGGGTCTAGTTGGTCTATTGCAAACCTAGTTTCTATATTAGATGGTATAAATCCAGAGGTATCTATTGATGGTGCTTCTAAATTTACACCACCTGTTAATCCTTCTCCACCAAATAACTTAGGTGCTTTACTTGGTATTGCCCCAGTATCTAAGCTAGGAGTATCTGTAAGGCCTAGTGACCCAGTTGCGGCTTTTCCAGACAAAGCTCTTTTACCATATTCTCCTAAACCAGACATCAAAGCTGTACTAGCAAAAGTTCCTAAGGCTCTACCAGCAGACCCTTCTCCTAAGCTTTCTCTATAATCTTCTATATCTTGCTTTGCCTTAGTTCCAAAACCTGTGCTTTCTCCAGCTTCTACATCCTCTGCTGTAACATCTCCTAGTTTTTCTCCTGCAAACTTACCAACTCCAGCTAAAGCTCCTTTAAGTAAAGCTGATGTTACTAAACCTGCTCCGGGTGCAACAATATTAAGCAGAGCTGGAGCCGCAAGACTTAAAAGACCTGCTCCTGCTTTACCAAAACCTAAAATTCTATCTCTTGCACTAGTTGCTTTTGTTGACATATCTTCAAGCTGGTCTTGTAAATTTCTATAGCCTCTGCTAAGACCAGCACCACCTATTATGGCTCTGGCTCCTCTACCTCCTCTTTGGTAGGACATGGGCATATTACGACCGCCTCCCATATAATCTTTAAGTGTATTGTATTTCATAATATTCCCTTAAATTGTAACTTCTGTTTTCCAAACTGATGTAGCAAAAAACTCTTTAGCAGAAGTAGTTATGCCTGCATCAGAAGCAGTTATAGATATAAAAGCAACATCATTTGGCTCTATAACTGGTGAATTATTCCAGTCTGTTTGATTAATAGTAATGATAGTGTTATCAACTGTAGTTGTACTGTATGTAAAATTACAAACCTCATCTACAGTATCGTCACCATCGTCAATTTTTTTAATTTTAAAAAGTATGTCATCAGCATTGTCTTCTATAATTGGTATCCTAAATAGTATTTTATGGCATATCATTTTAAATGGACTTAAAAATCCTACACTACTTCTTGTTGATGTCAACTCATCAGCACTAGCCCAAGGTAAATAAACCTCACTTGCATCTAAATCCACATTAAAATTATGCATAAAAGTTCTATAGTCAATAAAAGACTGAGTATATTTTAATCTTCTAGTAGTTAAAGTTCTCTCTACAAACTGGTCTCCATTGTCAGATAAAAATGTTTTATAAAGCTTACCTCTCTGCTTTCTCACCATTGCTAACTGTCTATTAGGACTTAATGTAAAGGTAGTTGTACCTTCTGGTGTACCTCTAGTTACAGGTGCGGATGTATCTAAAGAACCACCCTTTGAATTTGTTAATCTTCTTATATCTCTCTGCACTATGCCGCCCTCTTTCTAAGAGTTCTATATTCTATCACTATATCATTCAAAGCAAACTTAGAATCTTCAGCTAAACTATCAAAATTAAATCTAAATGCTATGCTTTGAAATGGATTAATTGGATTGTCAGCACTACCCCCCTGACCTACAACAGGTATCTTAATGGTATTATAGTATGTTTGAGATGCATGAGTTTGAGGAATAGTAGAACCTGTTGCATTTAGAACAACCCAAGTTCCGTTATTGTTAACCATATACTCAATCTCAGAATCGTTGATAGCTGTGCTACCGCTATGCCTATAATTTATATACATATTGTAAACTTTCTTACTTAAACCCGGTTCTCCAAAATCTAAGTCTGGAGTTTGCAATCTATAGTAGGTATGTGCTTGCTCAGTAGTTTGATGATGAGTCAATATTACTTTACCTGTACCAGCTCCATTTACATTTGTTGTGTCTGTGTCATAAGCAACTATAAGCTGTCCTTGACTGTCGTTTACCATGTTAGATATATGTGCATCGTAAGTATCACCTAAAGTAAAACTAGCATTATTTGTATTTGGAGCGGCATCTTTGCCAAAGTACCAACTCTTGTATCTAAAATCATAGTAAAAAGCGTCTTCAGCATCTAAAGCTTTGTCTATAAATATAGCTTGTTTTGTTTCTGGTATATACCCTACAACAGCGTTAGAAAAATTTGACCATCCTACTCCAGATATAAGCGTTTGACCTGTGTCTGCTATCTTTCCTTCGGTTAAATTAGCAACAGAAGAGCCATCAAATAAATATGCACCATTTTTATTTGCCCACAATATCCCATATTCTGTATTGCAAACAGAGTAGGGAAACTGCACACCTGCATACGAAACCGTTTGTTCTAGAAACCAACCAGCAGGAGATACTGAAGCTATGTTTAATATTTGAAGTGTTCTTTGTTTAAAAGCAAGCAACCTATCTGCATAAAAAGCTAAGCAACTATAATCTTCTCCATCTCCTTTAGTAACATCTAATTTGTTATGAACTGGGAATGTATCATATTTGTCTATCTCACTAAACATTATACGGTCTCCAAAGTGCTCAAACGATGTGCTTTCTGAAGCAGAACCAATCTCGCCAGTATCATATTTCACATTCGCAACAAAAGCCCTTGAGCCTGCTACTACTGCTGTTTTATAACCAGAACCTGTTTGACCAAAGGCTATCTGCTTAGTTGATGGAGAAAAACCATTTAATAAAACATAGTCTTCTATATTAGGCCTAGAAGATTTTAAATTAAAATTACCCGTAGTAGTTGTGTCTGATATTCTAAATTCTCCTGAACCATCTGCTTTCCAAGGATAATACTCATCTCCTAAATGAACTCTAGCTCCATCCTTAATACTTATATCAACAAATAAAATCCATTCATCGTTACTACCTGCTTCTCTTATATATATTCTACCACCACTTAATCTTCTTGGGTAATTACTACTTGAGCTTGTACCTGTTGTATTTGCATAAACATTTATATCGAACTTCTTACCATCATCATGCGTAAATGAACCACCTGTAAACTCTTGTATCAAAGATTCTTGATTGCCGTCATATATAAAAGTACCACCAAACTCATAATCCTTGCCTTCCCATTCTCCATCTTCTGTGCTTTTTGCTACACATAACCCCCAACCTGCTCCTCCAGCTACATTATACTCAGCCGTTCCATTTAAAGAAGCCCCACCAGTTCTTTTGCATGCAGTAGGTCTTGCTAAGGTATTGTCTTCTTCATACATGTTAGGTTCTACAGAAGTTCCTACTATACCACTACTTAATAAAAATTGGTCTCTTTCTATATGCCCATACCATTTAGGTGTTGATTCGTTTCTATGGTTACCGTCAGCTACTCTTAATGAATTGTTTGCATAATAAAAAACAAACTCTGGCTTTTCATTTCCATCAGCTTCATTTAAAACTGTCACAGCATCTGTTGTAAAAGCATCATTGCTGTCAACATAAATATCTACTTTACCATCATCAACATTTCCTAATGCTAAAAAGAAGTCACCAACAAAACCTGTTCTTTTAAATGATATTTCTGTATTATTTGCGACAATTTCATCTACCAAAGTTTCTTCTACTAGTAGTAATTGAGTTCCAGACAATCCACCACTTGCTTCAAAAGTACTTTTAAAAGAAAAAGTTTTATCACTTACACTTGCAGTTGTCGCATGAGAAATAGTAAAAGATGAACCTGAACCGGTTTTAGTTGAAATTTTTACAGTTTCATTACTGTCTATACCTACACCTTCTATAACCATTCCAACTAATATGTTATCATTAGGAGAAGTTGGAGTTATGGTTGTGCTACCACTAGAAAAATTAAAGTTTTGCGTGATTCCATTTGAAGCGTAAAATTCTGTACCGCTTACTAAACTGGTTGGCACACTAGCAACGGTAAAAGTTCCATTGTTTGCTGAATTTGACGCACCTGAAATAACTATTTTTACAGGTAATCCAGTTGAATTTGGTGGAATTATATTATTTTCAGTAAAGAAATTTTGGTCATTTACAAATATTTTATTTCCACTATGAAATACAATAGCATACCTATTGTTTCCATCTGGGTTTGAGCCATCTACTAATACATGGTCAGCTCCAGTCTGGTCTAATCCGTTTGCCCTTGCTAAAAAACCCCTAACTCCAACAGGGTCATCTGCTTCAAAGTAATGTAAGCCATATCCGGGATTTAAAGATGCTGTATGCACAGGAACCGTATTCTGACTTAGTGTCAATGCTGAACCATCGGTTGCTGTGTGCCATTCTGAGCGTGGTATCAACTCTCCATTCTTAGAAACATTCCAATTTATACACTCTGCAGACTCACCAACAGCTAAATCTCTAGGGTTCTTTACGTTATTAATCCCTCTTCCGAAGTTGTTTAATGTAAAAAATCTTTTTGGCATTTAATCTCTTATTTCTATATGAACTAAGTCATCAAAGCCATTGTCTTTTACATCTCCATCACTATCCCAATCACCACCCCATCTTATCTTTAGACCTAGTTGATGAGCTATACCTCTTATCATTCCACCCATATAGTGAAATCCATCTCTATTTTTCCAGTCTATTGGATAGGGAGCTAAATCTACCGCCTTACCCTCCATGTGCCTTGAATACTTTACTTTCGTGGCTCCCTTTTCCAATAACTCTTTTTGTCTTTCTTCACTTCGTAAACCTTCTATAATAGTAACATCCATTATCTTAATCAACTCATCTAATACTTTGATAAGTCTATGGTCTACACCTTTTAATCTTTCTTTACTTCTTTTACCAAACTTAGGCATTGCGAACCTTCCTTGCTACTGATTTACTATATTTAGCTTTTCTTTTTCCTGAGGCAGATGCTTTTCTTTTTGCTCTATTTGTAGCACTCTTTTGACTAGGACTTAGACTTTTTCTAACTGATTCAGGTAAGTAACGACCACGTTTTTTCTTAGGTTTTTTCTTGTCTCCCTTGCTAACGTAATCCCATTTTTGCTTAGACCATTTAGATAGTTTATTGCTAGAGGTTTTTTTACCAGAGTACCTACCACCTGCTTGTTTGTAGTACTTAACTGCAAGTTGCATAGCTCTAGCTGAGTGCCCACCCATCTTAGCTCTTGCTCTTGCCTTAGCCCTAGCCCACTTAGCAGGGTCTTTTTTCTTAGCCGTTGCCATTATTTCTTTTTTGGCTTAGCGTGTTTCATTTGTACTTTGAAGTCAGCCATTATACTAGCTCCTTTATGAGCTTTAAACTTACCACTATGCTTCATAAGTTTGTAACTTGAGCCAGACTTCATCCAATGATAACCTTTAGGTGCTCTTACTTTTTTATTCATTTCTTTTTGCCCCTTGCTTTCTTAGCTTTATTTCTTGCACTAATAGCTTTAGCTTTTCTTTTAGCATCTGCTTTTGAACTAGCACCCCAAGCTCTTAAGGAAAGTAGCAACCTTGTGGGCTTACCATTCTTTCTTTCAGGGCCGGGCATACCACCCATCCTAGCAAGAAAACTAGCTCTTCTAGGATTGTCACCAGACTTTACAGGTGCTCTTAGAGTTCCACCCTTGTAACTAGCTCTACCCTTAGCATTCAATCCACCCTTGGGATTTTTTCCTGCTTTTCTTGTCCAAGCTGGAGACTTAGGTTTTCTTTTTGTCCTAGGCACTATACGCCTAACTTCTTCATTAAGATACCCTTAATAATCTTCCATAAAGCCTCAAGGATAGCTTTTTCTGTTTTTTCACTAATTATTGGAATATCAATAGACTTATTAAGCTCATCAATAATCTCATCTTTTGTATTATCAGATAGCAATTCATCTGCAATCATTTTCATTAACATAATTATTTACTCCTTATGCTTTTTATTTTATATCCTAAATACACAATAGTCATAACACCTATGACTAACTGCAGTATTAAATTAATATTAGCTAGATGAATGCCATAGTTAGCAAACGATAAAGCTGAAACTTTTAAACTATCCATTAATGCTTCCCATTTATTCTGCTAAGAGAACCTTTTATTTCTGAAACTTGATTATCTAAATCATTTACTTCTTTAGTAAGAGCATCAAACTTTCTATCTAATTTGTCATCAGATTGATTCCATCTGTTAATAAGTTTTATAATCATACCTTCCATATTCTCTAATGTTTCAGATTGTCCTTTGTTCTCTACTTTTAAATTTTCTAGCGTTTCCTGTTGCTTTGCTGACTTGTTAGACATTGATACAACTAGGTAAACAAACATTGCACCAACCACTCCTATCATTCCAGCTTCGCCATATATCGCCATAAAATCCACTACTTACCTCGTTTCTTTTTACCCCAACTAAGTGGGTTGATGTTAAATTCTTTTTCATAGAAGGCTACCTTTTCTGCCAACTCTTCTCGCTCAGCCCTTTCTTCCATGATATGTTTACTAAGTAAATTCCCAATCTGTTCATTTGCAACAAGGACATTATCTTCAAGCTTTGCAATCCTAGTTTCAATTTGCCAATAACCATAGACCAACATACCGATAAGGACTGCAATCTGACCCAGCCATTTAAGATTAATACTGACAATGGCATTATCATCAAGAATAGCAGTCCTATAACTTCTAGCGGTATCTGGCTTTGCACTCACTTTACCTCAACTTCTTCCAATCTTTGATGCTTATAGCACCAATTGCTATAGTCGCTGATACGACCATGAAACCAATGAACCACAGAATCAGCATCAACTATCTCTGTGAAGACTGTGTTTGTATACGTATCTTCCGAGTCGAGTGGTATGTTTGCTACCACCCAACCCTGACTTCCGCACCCTGTAAACAACAGGGATATTATAAGAGGTACTAGTATTTTCATTGAGTACGATAAAGTCTCCGTTACTTAGTTTCTTTATTTGATTCTTCATCTTCACTTTCTACACTAGCTTGCAATGCATCTATAAAAGCTTGTTTACCAAACCTTAATTGTTGAAGATTAAACTCAGAAGATTGTATCTTTCTTTCTAAATCTGCAACATGATTAACCATTACTTTCTGCTCATCAGATAGTTCTGATTCTTTATACTCTTTATCAAAAAGAGTAATTATCTGTTCTTTAGGCATTTCTTTTTCTTTTTTTGCCATTAGTAACTCCTTGTTTTGTTAATTAAAGTTTTTTATAGTCAGCTATAGCCGCTTTTAATCCATCAGATTGTGCTTTTGCATTTTCCATTTCAGCATCATATTTTGCTTTTTCAGATTCTAATTCTGATAGAGAATATTGTATTTCACTATCAGCTAGTGCTTCACCACTTTCAGCATCCCATTTCTTCTGCACTAAAGCAATATATGATTCTTTTACCGCTTCTTTCTTTTCTTGTACTACCTTGCCCTCGCTATCTTTTACTTCTTCCTGAGCTGGTTGCACTTCTCTTTCTTTGCTTTTAAAATCGGCTGTCTTGCCTTTTTTATCAGCGTATTTTGCCCAATTCATTTGAGACTCCTTAACCGTTTAATTCAGCGTATTTAGCTTTAGCTTTAGTTAATAATGCAGACTTAGCATCGTCTTCTTTATGCTCTACGCTATGTTTACTTAAATATTGCTGTAGCTGTGCTTTACTCCAAGCATCTTTTGGTTCACCACTTGGGTGTCCATTTTGAGAAACAAACCATGCTTCTTTTTCTGCATCTCCCCACAATGCTTCAGCTATCTTCTTTACCTTTGCATCTTCTGATGCAAGTATAGAATCTGGATGTACTACATGACGATGATAGCCTACGCTACCAATCTGTTGTCCATCATCCATAACTTTTGTAGCTGTTCTCACTTGTATTGAGTATTCGCCTTTTACTTCAATTTGGTCTACCTCGACCACTTTTTCTAATGCCATTACTGACTCCTTTTTTGTTCCAACCTAATCAATCCAATTAGGTAAAGTATGTTCCACTTAATGTTACAAGGTTCGCAACTATACTGCTTCCTGTGGCTAAATCAGCAACTTGCAATTCTGAATTAGCAACATCAGCATTTCCATCTCTTATATAAAGAATAACATTTGTTGTACCGTTACCAACTTCAGCCTCGCTTGGGTTGTCATCATTAAATAACCTTGTATCTCCTAATGCTAAAGCACATTTTGCACTTGCTGTATAAGGTAATCCTCCAAGTTTTATACTCCCAGAACCTCCTGTACTTTCAAATGCATTATTATAAAAACTTATTGTAATATGAACAGCATTTCCTATTTTAACATATTTACCAACTCGATTTTGATAAGTTATAGTTCCAGAAAAAGAACCTGTACCAGCTACCCAAGCTGGAGTAAAGGTTCCCTCTTCATATTCTGTACCAGCATCATATGGAGCATTTTCTAAAGTTGCACCATTTACAGTTCCATGTAAATCGTTACCAGATTTATCTCCCCATACCTTTTCACCAGCAGAACTACCATCGTATTCAGCTACTGCACCGATTCTTACTAATGTAAAGTTATCAATAAGTAATTCATCATTAGCACTTCCACCTGTTGGGCCGTCTGCTCTTGATGGATAAATTGTTACTTCAATAGAACCGCTTGAAGTTGCTGTAAATTCACTTGTAACTGTTGCAAATGATGTGCTTGTTAATTGTTGATTTCCAGAATCATAACCAGCCCATGTAACTCTTCCTTTGTTTCCTTGAACTGCTTTATAATCATATTGGATTCTATACCTTGCACCTTTTACTGCTGTTACTGCTAATACACCTCTATCATTTGCTCCTCCATCATCAGTAACTAACCTTAAAACATTTCTACTATCAGCAGAATAGTTTGCTGTAATACTACCAAGTCCACCACCAGCGGCCCAATTATTAGAACCATCCATAGTTGAATCTGTACCTGTTACTAATGATGCCGTACTAGCACCTTTGTATTTATAAGGTACACTTGCACCACTTGATTCATCTTTTACTTCATCGGCAGTTAATACATTATTGTACAACCTTACACAAGCTAACTCACCATAAAAATCATTTGATGTTCCACCTTCATTTCCACCCAAAAACAAAGGTTCAGCACTATTATACATAGAGCTTTCACTTGTTCCTGTTGCTATTGACACTCCATTTCTATAAATAATAACTGCACCAGCATCATAAGTAACTGCAAAATGATTCCATGTAGCAAGGCCTGTAAGTGCTGGCGATGAAACAGTTGTTGCATTTGATCCATTTGAAGAGGCAACAAAACTTAACTGCTCACTATCGCTAAAAAATATTAAATACTCTCTTTTAGCTGATGTATGCCATTTACCTATGACTGTATGTGCAGAATCAAATGAGCTATTAGGCATCCTTACCCAAAAAGAAAAAGATGCTTTAGTGCCAAAGCTAAATAGACTTGTGTCTACTCCATTATTTAATGAAATATAATCATCCGTACCATCGAACCTATAATATGGAGAAGACATAGAGCTAGCTACATGATTTGAATTACCTCTAGACAATACATAATCAGCATGAACTGTAGCACCACTATCTTCTGCCATATAAACATCAGTTACATCTGCATCACCAAGAGTTACTGAGTTATCTGATACTCCTGTAGCACTAAATCCAATTACTGTCTGATTAGTACCAGCATTTGATGATGGATCAGTTGCACTTCCAATTAAAGTA